CCGCCCCGACCAAGTGGTTCCTCAACAAGGTTTGGAACTTTGTCCGGGGATTGTTTGGGGGAAGCAAGGTCGACTAGAAAGGTAACGATTGTTACCGCCCCGACCCACCAGATAAAGACCATGACGATGATCAGGGCGGTGAGGGGGGCGCGGGTCATGGTTGCTCCGGCGTGTCGGGTATGGCGCGCAGCCTCGCGTTTTCAGACTTTAGGCTTTGTGCATAGAGATCACTCACGTCCGCTCCTCATCATTGTTCGCCCAGCCTTACGCTCCGCAGAAAGGTATGCGGTGATGGCGGAGCGGGCGACTTTTTCCGCCCATTCGCGATCAATATCACATATAGTGCGAAAAGGCGGCGGCTCACGTCCTGTTACGGCGCCTGAAATAATCGGCCATACAGCCCTCGCCGCCACATTTAAACTCTTGTCGGAAAGTTTGCTCACGTCGCTCCTCATCATTCACATGCAAGTTTCAACGAGCGCCGCGGCGACTTGCGGGACGATGGCATTGCCGTAGGCGCGCAATCGTCCCACGCGGCCGGATACCCCATGAGCCAACGGGAATGTGCCGGGTTCAACTGGCCGCCACCGCTCATCCCTGCACCAGAGCCAGTCAGCATCTCGCCAAAAGCTGTCAGGCGGGCTGGTTGATTTGGTGGAACCAATGTCGCTGTATCCCTCAACTGCAGCCCGCCAGCATTGCGCGCTGACCTTTGCTCCAATGGTTCCGCCCCTGTGCTGTCTGATGTACTCGGCGTCGGCCAGCCCGCTAGTGCAACTCCGTGGTTCAGCGTCAAATTTTTTGTCGCAAAATTGGGAGACGGATGCCGCAGACTGTCGTTCGTAGTCGGCGTTGGCCATCCCGACCCAGTAAAGCCGCTGCCTGATGTGCGGCGCGCCGACGCCCGCAGCGCACAGATCGGCGGCCCCGCAGGCATATCCCACTCCTTCCAGGTCAGCGCGTACAGCGGAGAACCACTCCCTTCCATCCTTGCTTGCAACCTGCTCGCCAAAGACCATTGAAGGCTGGCGCTCGGCGATGAGTTCGAGAAAAGCGGGCCAGAGGTGTCGTTCGTCTGCATGGCCCTTGCGCTGTCCCGCGCTCGAAAGCGGCTGACACGGACAGGAGCCGGTCCAGACGGGGCGGTCGTCTGCCCATCCGGCAAGGCGCAGGGCGTAAGACCATCCTCCGATACCGGCGAAGAAGTGGCATTGCGTGTAGCCTTTGAGATCATCCGGTCGGACATCCACAATGCTCCTCTCGTCAACATCGCCCGGCGCTATATGGCCGGCGGCGATCAGGTTACGCAGCCACTGGGCGGCGTAGGGGTCAATCTCGTTGTAATATGCGCTCATTGCATCATCGCCACGCCCAACGCCACGAACCACAGCGCCACGCAGACGATCGCCATCACGGCGGTGGTGAGCCAGGGGCGGGTCATGGCGTATCATCCATCAGCTTAAGCTGTTCCGGCTTGGCCTTGGGCTCCTCGAACAGGCGCGGTTGTTTCCATGCCTCCTCAATGCGGCGGCATGCGATGTCGAAGTATTTGGGCTCAATCTCTATGCCGATGAACTTGCGGCCTAGCTTGATGGCGGCGACGCCCGTTGTGCCGGAGCCCATGAAGGGGTCGAGGATGGTGTGGGCGTCGGGGAGAAAGCCTAAGCACCATTCCATCAGCGCGACCGGCTTCTGCGTCGGATGCTGGCGAACATTCGCGTAATGCTCACTTGCGCGAATGGCACCCGCCCAGCGATGACGAAAACCTTTTGCGCGAGCGATGGCATTGCACCACGCAACCTCCATCTCGCTAAAGTCGTCGTCCCATCCGTCTTGGCACTTTTTGTCCCACACCAGAATGCCACGAGAAGCGCCAAGCACATGCGCTAAGTGATTGCCGCCCCACACAATCCACCGCGACGTGACCGCGCGCACAGCGTCCCATTGCTCTTGGGTCAGGCCGTTACTATCCCAGTCAGAGACGTGATATTGCGTGACAGCTCGCGCGCCGAGCCGATGACCATTGGCGTTTCGTCCTGTCGCTCCAACCGTGGGCGCCGATGCAACGTCAATCCCATACGGCGGGTCCGTCACCACCGCATCCACCTTGCCCAGCGTCGGCAATATCTCCCGGCAGTCACCCAGATACAGCGTGGCGTCGCCGATTATTTCTTTTCTGCTTCTCACTTGGCGGGCTCCTCCAGCGCGTCGAGGGCGGCGCGGGCGACCTTCACCAGCTCTGCCGGATTGCACCCAATGCCGCCCGTCGGGCTGCTCGCAATCTTTTCTAAAGCCTCCGCGCACGCCCGCAGGCGCTGCACCTCAGCTTGCAAATCCATCACCTCGCGCATTAACGCAGTTGCAACCGCTAAATTAGCCTCTTCCTGAGACATATCTTTGCTCATTGTTTCACCTTGCCCCGTCAATGTACGTGCGCAATTCCCGCAGGTGCGCTTCGATCTGCGTCAGTTTGTGATTGCTCATGTTTGCTCCTCCCCCAGCGCGTCGAGGGCGGCTGCCAGCGCTTTCTTTTCGAGCTCCGCAACCCGCTTGCCCAACGCCTCGATCGTATTGGCGGCCTCGTCCAAAAGCATGGCTGTCGCTGCGTGTTTGTCGGCCCATGCGCGCCGGGCATAGTCGCGCAGGTTTTCGGCTTGTCTGGTCGGGTTCATTCCACCATCTCCTCCAGCTGCGCCAGCGCTTCGGCGTAGTCCTGCGTATCGTAATCAATCACAAACCCGGCGCAGATGAAACTTTCCACCCGCCCGTCTCGCGTCGTCACGTAGGGCATATAACCAACGCGCAGGCATTCCTGTATTGTAAGATACCTCATTTCCTGCCCCCCTTCCGAAATGCGATGACCTTAGCCCTTTCCAGCGCCGCGGCGTCCAGGCCATCAAGGTCGCAGTAAGCCTCGCGCACGGATGGCGCGTTGACCCGCTCCTGCCAGTGGGGCGGGCCGGGGTATATCGTCGCCTCTGTGCGCTTCAGGTGGCGGGTGAGGTTGAAGTTGCGGGTAAAGATCATGGGTGGTTCCTCCTAAAACTTGGCCTGCATCCACCGCTTTGTGGCGGCGTTGAAGGCATCTCTATACTCGCAATCGTTAAGCATCCGTTGATAGTGCTCTTCGCTGCGGCGCCAGAGTTCGGCGAAGTCGTCGTAAATGATTTCGCAGTCTGGCGGTTCGCTGATTGGCATTCGGTAAAGGTTCTGATCGTCCATGGCGCTCTCCTGTGCTGTGTGTGTAGCGTGCATATGGCGCACAGTTTGGCAAGAGGGGTGGCCAAGATATTTGTGCTTGACTTTATCGGGCGTCGCCCGCACATGGGCTTCATGACATTTGCAGATTGGCTTGAGAAGCAGGGTTTGGACGATGCGGCGGCGGGTAAACTCCTCGCACGCGACCGATCGCACATTAGCAAGCTGCGCCGCGGCAAACACCGGCCGTCTTACGAATTGATGTTGCTAATCCAGAAGGTGAGCAAGGGCGCTGTGGGGCTTGAAACGTGGCGCTGAGATTTACCATACCCGGTGAACCACGCGGCAAGGGACGTCCGCGGTTCGGACGCTCACGCGCCGGTTTTGCGGTGGCGTACACGGACAACGCGACCGCAGCTTACGAAAACCTTGTCAAGCTGGCCGCACGCCAGGCAGGTGTGACGCCGATCGATGGGCCGCTGTTTGTGCAGGTCAATGCTTACTTCTCGGTGCCGCAATCGTGGAGCAAGAAGCGCCGCGCGGCTGCGCTTGAAGGAGCCGAAGCGCCATCGCGTTTTGATGTTGACAATATCGCCAAAGCCGTTCTGGATGGTCTCAATGGTGTGGCGTTTGCGGACGACAAGCAGATCGTCACTCTACTGGCGAGCAAGGCTTTCGGGCATTTTGCGCGCTGCGAAGTACAGGTTTTCCCAGCAATGGGAATAAAAGAGCAAGCGGTGGCATCCGACGAACTAAGGCCCTCTGGGCTCGAATAAGTCGGGGCGCTGCTCCTTACCTGCCACCGCTCGCCTTCCCCCGGGAATGCGGAGCAAGGGTAAGGGGTGAAAAAGTAAGGAGCTGAAGATGGGATTAGCCATCATTTCAGCCGACGAACGCATGGCCGAACAGAGAGGCGTTAAGCTTCTCATTGTCGGACCACCGGGCGTTGGCAAAACAAGTCTGCTCAGGACACTCGATCCTGAGACCGTGTTATTCATCGACCTTGAAGCCGGCAATCTGTCCGTCTCGGACGTTCCGGTGGACGAGCTGCGGCCCAAGACCTGGCAGGAATGCCGCGATCTGGCGTGTTTTCTTGCGGGGCCGAACACCAATGTTCGCGCTTCGGATTTGTATGGCCAGCAGCATTACGACGCTGTTTGCGAGAAGTTCGGCGATGCATCGGCGCTGGATAAATACCAGACCGTGTTTATCGACTCGATCACCGAAGCCGCCAGGCTCTGCATGGCGTGGTGTGAGACGCAGCCCGAGGCGATGACAGCCAAAGGCGATAAAGACACGCGCGGCATGTACGGTCTTCTTGGCCGGCAGATGATTGCGTGGATCAAAAGGTTGCAGCAGGCAAGGACCCGTAACGTGGTGTTTGTCTGCCTGTTGAACGAGGACGAGGATGATTTCGGCCGCAAGACCTGGAGCATTCAGATCGACGGCGCAAAGACAGGGCGTGAGATGCCCGGCATTGTGGATGAGGTGATTACTTTTGCGATCATCCGTCCTGATGAGGGCGACCCCTACAGGGCGTTCATTACGCATCCGGAGAATGAATGGGGCTTCCCTGCGAAGGATCGGTCTGGGCGTCTTGCGCCTATGGAGAAACCGCATTTGGGCGAGCTGTTCGCCAAGCTTTTAGGTTAAGGAGAAACACATGTCTGCATTTGATTTCAACACGGCCGAGGTTTCTGGTTCCAGCGGTGGCGGGCCCATCCCCGACGGCACGGTGGCGCCGGTTATCCTGCATCTGCGTGGGCTTAAAACATCTGCTCGCGACACGCGCATTCAGGGGCTTGATCTGGAATACACGGTCCTTGAAGGTCCATTCAAAGGGCGCAAAGCCTGGAAGTGGGCCGGCATCACGGGCACAGGTAGCGATGGCCATAATAAAATGATCGCCATCACGCGGTCGCATATTCGCGGCGTGCTCGAAAGCGCATACGGGGTGAAGTCTACGGATGACAGCCCGGAAGCCATGGCCGCTCGCAAGATCAATGACTGGGACGATCTGGACGGCATTGCTTTCGTTGCCCGCTTTAGCGTTGAAGAGGGCTCGGATTACGTTGACGCCCGGTCGGGCGAGACCGTCAAAGGCAAGGCCAAAAACACGGTGACCGCCGTGGGAGTTGATGAGGCGGATTACGCCGGGTTCAAGCCGGCCAAGCCGAAGACGGCGGGCATTCCCAAGCCGCCTGCTGGTGTCAAAGCGTCAACGCGCCCTGCCTGGGGCTGATCTTAACGGGGCCAGCTTCGGCTGGCCCCCATGGGGTTTATCATGTCACGAAACGACCCGGACACCCGGGCCGCGGTGGAGGCCGCAGCCCGGTTGAAATTAATATTGAAAGACCGCGGCCACCACATCACCGCGCAGGAGGCGGAAGTTATCGCCTCGAGCATTGTGTGTGAGTGGATCAAGCATCGCACGCATCACTGGGCTGTCAGAAGGGGGACGCCTGCCTTCGGTGATCCTGACGCGATGATGCAGGGGTTTGCGCTGGCTGCTCTGGGCATGATCGCCACGAAAGCCGGCGGGCTGGAGTGGGGCAAGCCGCTGGGCGACTGGACGGCTGACGACGCCAGCCTGCTGTTTGCGATTGCTTACGAGGCGATCGAGGCCAGGCGCACGCATACGCTGGAGGATCAGAACAACCCGGAGGACATTGGCGCATGAGCTTGCGTTTCAAACATATCGACGAACAGAACCGCCGCGCGGCGGCAGAGCTGGCTGCGCGCAAAGTCAGCTGCGAGGGGTGTTTCTGGCTGGCCCGGCATCCCCGACCCATGTGCAGGGGCGAGACGTCGCCGCACTATCGCACCGCGCGGGAAAGCTATCACGAGCGTTGCGCGGCATTCTCGGTCACGGGTGTTATGCCGGTGATTGAAAATCCCAAACGCGAAGAGCGCCGCGCACGCAAGGAGGTTATCAGGCGATGATCGACTTTAACCCATCATCCATGCAGCGGTCGGCTGCCATCGTCTTGCTGCACGAGGCGCTTGAGAAGGCTCCTCGAGCTCAGGAGAAAAGGCGTGAATATGTGGGCGCTTCGGCGATCGGTGGCCCGTGCGAGCGGCGCGTGCAGTATGACTTCATGGGCGCGCCTTATGACGAAGGATGGCGTCATTCTGCTCGTACAATGCGCATTTTTGAGCGTGGCCATAAGCTGGAAAGCATGGCCGCCATCTGGCTGTCGGATGCCGGATACCGGCTCACACAGACGGGCAAGAACGGGGCGCCCATTGGCTTCTCGGTTGCGGGCGGGGCATTCCGTGGGCACGTTGATCGCGTGATTACGGGCGGTCCTGACGGGCTGCAATATCCGCTGATCTGGGAGCATAAGGCGCTTGGCCTGAAGTCTTGGAAAGCCATTGAGAAGTCCGGGCTGGCAAAAGCCAAGCCGGAATACGCCGACCAGATTGCGCTTTATCAGGCGTATCTGGACCTGACGAACCCGGCTTTGTTCATGGCCACCTGCGCGGATACGATGGAAGTCTATTTTGAATTGGTTCCGTTCGACAAGCAGCGCGCCCAGACAGCGTCAGACAGGGCTGCTGAGATTATTGCTGACAGCCGTGCGGGCGCATTACGCCCTCGCTGCACGGATGACGCGGAGTTCTGGGCGTGCAAGGATTGTCCGTTTCGCAGGAGGTGCTGGGGATGAGCGATCAGTCAGAAACAATAAAGCTTATGAAGTTTGTCTGGGATGCCGGGGACAAAAATGTCTTCTGGGCAAGATATTTGTGCGAGCAGGAATTGCTGACTGAAGAAGGAAAGGTTGAGTTCATCAAAAGATTGGGATTGGATTTGATCTTGCGGGCTTATTCCTCGCGCCGCGGCATTCTTTTTGGGCAACTATCCGAAGAGAAACGAAAAGAAGAAAGAATGCTGATTGCTGAAGAAATTCGCAATCTCGCCGATGCCATCGAAAATCATCTGGAATTTTACTGATGCTGGATTTCAACGACGCCGCACGCCAGCAGCCCTTTGAGGACGCGATGGCGCGCAAGGAACGGGTCTACCGAACCCTTCAGGGCCGGGTGCGGGAGTTCGTGCGGTATCTCTACCCACGCGCCACGATGGGCCCACGGGATGCCCGGATTGGGGATGTTTCGGGGTCCAAGGGACTGAGCCTGTCCATTAGCCTGACGGCGGATGATACGGCGGGGAAATGGATCGACCATGCCACGGGCGATCGGGGGGATGTGTTCGGGCTTTATGCCGTGGCACACAATCTGGATGTCGCCCGGGACTTTGCCCAGATCCTGGCCGAGTGCGATGCGTGGGCCGGCGGGACACCGGCGCCGCGGGCGGTTGTGCGCCACGAGGTCGAGGCGTCCAGGCCCCTCGAACCCGAGCCCGAGCGGACGGTAGATGCCCGCTATGTCTACAGGGATAAGGCCGGGCGCAAGATCTGCGAGGTGGTCAGGTATCGGCTGAGTAATGGCAAGAAGAACTTTGCGGTTCCGGGCGGGATGCCATCTCCTCGGCCGCTGTATGGTCTTGAAAGGTGGCATGCGTCAGAAACGGTCGTAATTGTCGAGGGCGAGAAGTGCGTTGACGCTTTGGCGAGTATTGGCGTTGACGCCGCCTCGCTGATGGGCGGGGCTAACACATCGCTGGACAAGGCCGATCTGACGCCGCTGGCCGGCAAGAAGGTGGTGCTCTGGCCCGATGCGGATGAGCCTGGCCGGAAGCTTATGGCGGGGCTGGAAGGGCCGCTGAAGGCCATTGGCTGCTCGGTGCGGGTGTTGGGCATCCCCTCGGGCAAGGCTGATGGCTGGGACGCAGCTGATGCGATTGCAGAGGGTTTTGACGTGGCGGGGTTCCTGCGGGAGCCGGAAACCTCCTCGGCCATCCTGCACGAACTATGGCCGGACATCTCGTTTACTTACGAGGCCGAGCTGGTCGAGGACTTGTTTCCGCGGGTCGGGTTGGGCACGATTTATGGCCCCTCGACGGCCGGCAAGACCTTTGTCGCGCTGGACTGGATGGCGTCGATCGCCACGGGCAGGCAGCTGTTCGGACGGGATACAGAGCCCGTAGGCGTGCTGTATTTCGCCTTTGAGGGGTATTACGGCATCCGCAAAAGGATCGCCGGTATCAAGCAGGAAAAGGGCTACGGGCCCGTGGCGCTTGAGCTGGTGGACGCCCCGTGGACCCTCTCGGATGCGGACGACTGGGCCGGCTTAAGGGCCCATATCGTTGCGGCAAGGGAGCGCCTCGAGCAGACAGGTTTCGGGCTTGGCATCATCGTGGTGGATACCCTCACAGCCGCTTACGCCGGCATCGACGCCAACTCCCAGGCCGAGGTCACCAAGGCCATGCGCCAGCTGAAGCGGCTCGCCATGGACATGCAATGCCTGGTGCTGGTGGTCGGCCACACGGGCAAAGACACCACGAAGGGAATGGTTGGATCGTTCGCCTACAAGTCCGAGAGCGACACGTTCATTGAGCTTCGTACGGAGAAAAACGAGGGCGACGGAAGCATCAAACGGCGGTCGATCTTTATAGAAAAAGTAAAGGATGGGCCGTCTGATTTCGTCCTCTCGGACTACGCCCTGATTGAGGTTCGGATCGGCACGAAACCGAATGGCAAGCCCATCACGACCTGCGTTGTGGAGTGGGTCAGGCCGCCCGAAAAGGATGGCGAAGCGGGCGCAAAGCCGCTCTCAAAATCAGCTCGGACCATCCTGGCGATGCTCTTCGAGGGGCCGAAATTCGTAAAAGAGCTTGCGGAAGAAACTGGCTTGAAAAGGCCCACTGTGCAGTTGATCCTTTCAGAATTGAGTGTTGCCAAGAAAGTTTATGCTAAAGACGTTGAAAACGCGAAATTGTGGTATGTGTTGGAAACCGAGGCAACACCTCAACAGCAATGAAAACAATGGGTTAAGGGGGGGTGTTGGATGTGTTGGCAACATGTTGTGTGTTGTGTTGCGGATACCGGGAGTGGTGTTGCTTGTTTCGGGGGCCATGGAACATGGGCCCCGAAGCAACACCCGATCCGGGGGCAACAGGGCAAAGGGAAGAATTTTCTTTTTTAAAAATGTCAGGCTTGCCGATCGTCTGCGGCTTGACGCCTGGCGCGAGTTGCGGCAGGGATGTTCGCGCAGCAGGAGATTGATTGATGACCCACACCGAAGCCGTTTCCGAATTCAAGGAAGCCAGCGCCGCAGTCCGCCGCGCCTATGCCGCGCATCATGACGCGAGGATGGGCCAGATCCTGGCTGAACTTGCCATGGCCAAGGCGACAGAAAATCTAACGGCTGCGCAGGACAGGCTGGCGGCTGCGGACGAGGCGCTGCGCCATGCCGAGGAGCCGGCACCGCCCGCTCCGGCGGATATCGACGCTTCCCGTGGGGCGTGGCCCGATCAACTCTCTTAGCCGGACGGCGCCCCCCTAAGGCCGTCTGGCGGCGCCCGCGGCGTCCTCCTGTCTGCACCTCGCCGCGGGCGCTACCCTACCCTAGCCCCTAGGTGAAATTCTCATGCACGGCAAAGCTGGGCTCATACAGACTATGTTTTTTCCGCATATCATCGATGATGCTTTCATCGACACGGTCATGGCCCACGTTGCCGAGAGCGTGAAGGCCGTCGAGTTGCCCAAGCGGCGGCGGCAGGCGCAGCAACTGATTGAGGACATCGCCTGCCAGGCCGTCTGTGAAATGTGGACGGCGGCGTTTCCGGGCCGGCGGTACAAGCCTACACGCTCTTGGCCGCGGGCGACCGCGATACTGCTTGACAACCCGCGGCGTGTCGTGTTGGAAGTTTGGATCGGGCAGGACTATCAGCAGGCCGAGTTGCCTGAGCCCGTGGAGATTGTGCTCGATGGCGAGTAAGCCGGGTCTCTATGCCAACATTGCCGCGAAGAAGCGGCGCATCGCCGCCGGGTCTGGAGAGACCATGCGTAAGCCGGGGACGAAGGGTGCGCCAACCGCTGCGGCGTTCAGGGCGAGCGCGAAGACGGCGAAGAAGCGGGGGAAGTGATGGCTCGCAAGAGCACGTCACTGTCAGTCGGGCGCGGCGAGAAGCTGCCAGTCAGCCGGGGTGCTGGCCTGACAGCCAAAGGCAGGGCCAAGCTGAACCGGGAGACAGGGTCGAACCTGAAGGCTCCGGCTCCGAACCCCAAGACCAAGGCCGACAAGGCGCGCAAGGCCAGCTTCTGCGCCCGAATGGGTGGTGTGGTGGCGAAGTCCAAGAACGCCGAGCGGGCCAAGGCCTCCATGCGGCGGTGGAAGTGTTAGTTGAGAACCGTTCTAAAGTAGAAACGTTTAGATGGCCAAGGGCGTCAAGACAGGCGGCAGGACGAAGGGAACGCCGAACAAGTCAACCAAGGCTTTCAAGGAAGCCGTGGAGATTGCTTTTTCCGAGCTTGGCGGGGTCAATGGCCTGATTGAGTGGGCGAAGACGAACCCTGACGCTTTCTACAACGGGATCTTCCCCAAGTTGGCGCCGCTTCAAATTCACCACAGCGGCGATGACACCAAGCCTCCGGTTCGGATCGAGCACGGCATTGCCGGCCAGCGCGTCAAGTCGCTGCTGGAACAGATCGCCACCAAATGACCGCCAGCACAGCCGAGCGCCTGGCAGCCCTGCCGCGTGACCAGCGTAACGCCATCATTGACCAGCTGTCGCCCGAAGAGCAGGAAGCCCTGCTGTATGACTGGCGCGAGTTTCTGGCGCGGCCTGAGCAGATAACCCCTGAGGGCGACTGGGATATCTGGCTCATCATGTCCGGCCGCGGCTGGGGCAAGACCCGCACCGGGGCCGAGTGGGTCAAGGAACAGGTGGCCAAGGGCTACAGGCGGATTGCCCTGATCGGGGAGACAGCGGCCGACGCCCGCGACGTCATGGTGGAGGGCGTGTCCGGCATCCTGTCGGTCTACCCGGAAGCTGAGCGCCCGCTCTACGAGCCGTCAAAGCGCCGCCTGACCTGGCCGAACGGCGCTGTCGCCACGACATTCAACGCGACCGAGCCGGACCAGCTCCGAGGACCGCAGTTCGATCTAGCTTGGTGTTTTATTGCTGGGACGATGATCGAAACAAACCGGGGCGCAATCCCGATTGAGCAAGTCACTGACCGCGACATGGTCATGACGCAACTGGGCTGGCGTCGGGTTGAGTGTAACGGATCACGAATTGCTGAAATTGGGACGGTTAAGTTCTCAACCGGCGCAGTTTTGACTGGCACTGCGGACCATCCTGTTCTAAGTTTGCATGGTGAGACGATGCGTTGGACCGCATTGTCGGAACTGCAAACGGAAGAAACGGTATGTGCTCTGAGTGCGTGGAATGGGGCGGTAAACGCTGGCACCGATACCGAAACGGGTATTACGAATATCGCGGAACCAAATCACTTGGCCGCAAGGATCGCGACAGACTGCACCGCGCTGTCTGGAAAGCGCATCACGGGCCAATTCCGAACGGGCTCGACGTTCACCACATTGACGACAACCGCGCTAACAATGCTTTGGAAAACCTTCAGCTTTTGTCACGATCAGATCACATGCGCCACCACGTCGCTGGTCGAGATGATTTCAAGGCAAAGTATGAGCCCAAGGCTACAATCTGTAGCAAGTGCGGCGCAGAGCTGGTCAGGCGCACCCGCCGGCAGGCCATATGCAGACGCTGCCAACAGATCAAAGCTGACAAGCGCCGCACGGTCGAGCGGCAATGCAAGGTCTGCAACTCGACATTCAGGACAATCAGCGGAAACTATTGCAGCCAGCGTTGTGTCAACCTGGGAGCCCGCTGGGCACGCTGAAGTCTTTTGCCTGCAAGTGTCAGAAGCAAAACACTATTTTGCTAATGGCATTCTGGTTCATAATTGCGACGAGCTAGCCAAGTGGCGTTACGCCCGCGAGACGTGGGATCAGCTGTCCTTCGGCCTGCGCCTTGGCGATCACCCTCGCGTGCTTGTGACCACGACGCCCCGGCCGGTGGAGCTGGTCAAAGCCATCGTCGCCGGGACCGAAGGCAAAGTTCACATCACCCGTGGCGCGACCATGGACAACAAGTCCAACCTGGCGGCCAAGTTCCTCGAGCGCATCCAGCTTCGCTACGAAGGGACGCGCCTTGGCCGGCAGGAGCTGCGCGGGGAGATCCTTGGCGACATCCCGAATGCGCTCTGGACCTATGGCCAGATCGAAGCCAGCCGGGTTCGAGCCCATGACCCACTGGGCCGAATTGTGGTGGCGATCGACCCTGCCGTCAGCAACACCGAGAACAGCGACGATCACGGCATCATTGTCGCTGGCATCCACGCCAGGACGCAGGAAGCCTATGTCCTCGAGGACGCATCCATGGGCGGGACCCCGATGCAATGGGCGCGCCGGGCGGTGAACCTTTACGATCAGTATCAGGCCGACGCCATCGTCATCGAGGTCAACCAGGGCGGTGACATGGTCGCCCAGACCCTGCGAAGCGTGAGGAATAACGTGCGGATCAAGGAAGTCAGGGCAACTCGCGGCAAGCACATCCGGGCCGAGCCAATCGCTTCCATGTATGAGCAGGGCAGGGTGCATCATGTCGGCAGCTTCCCGGCGCTTGAGACGCAAATGACCCAAATGACGACCTTTGGCTATGAGGGCGACGGCAGCCCCGACCGGGTTGACGCGCTGGTCTGGGCGATGACGGACCTGTTCCCGGCCATGGTCGGCCGCCCAGTCAGCCAGCGAATAACTAAACCCGTTCCCATCGTGACACCGCTCGCGAGATAGGTTAAAGCCGAAAAGTCAAGAGGGTTCTGCGTTGGCGCGACAAACCAAAGAACAGCGTTATCGAGACGTTCACGCCGAGGCGGTGGCCGAGTTCGCCCGCATTCAGGCGACGATGAAAGACGAACGCATTCAATGCCTTGAGGACCGGCGGTTCTACAGCATCGCCGGGGCCCAGTGGGAAGGATCGCTGACCGAGCAGTACGCGAACCGGCCCCGGTTTGAGGTGAACAAGGTCGCCTTGAGCGTCATGCGGATAATCAGCGAGTACCGCAATAATCGCATCACGGTTGATTTTATCCCCAAGGACGGGAGTTCAAACTCCCAGCTGGCCGACACGTGCGACGAGCTTTACCGGGCTGATGAAGAAGACAGCGGCGCGCAGGAGGCCTATGACAACGCTTTCGAGGAGGCGGTTGGCGGCGGGTTCGGGGCTTGGCGGCTGACGAACCAGTATGAGGACGAGGGCGACCCCGAGAACGAACAGCAGCGCATCGTGTTTCAGCCGATCTTCGATGCGGACGCTTCGGTCTTCTTCGACCTCGACGCCAAGCGGCAGGACAAGAAGGACGCGCGGTGCTGCTTTGTGTTGATCGCGATGACGCGCGACAGCTACCGGCGGCGGTTCGAGGATGACCCGTCAACCTGGCCGCAGGACGTGCAGCTCAAGGAATTTGACTGGCAGACGCCGGATATCGTTTACGTGGCGGAATATTACGTCAAGGAGCAGGTGTCCGAGGCGCTGCGTTACTTCCGCTCGCTGGATGGCGAGGAGGTCAAGCATTCTGAACGCGACTTCGAGGCCGACCCGGAGCTCGAGCAGATGTTGCTCGCCACCGGCCATGTCGAGATTGAGGAGCGCAAGCGGCGCATCAAGCGGCAGAAGGTGCACAAATACCTGCTGTCCGGCGGCGGCATACTTGAAGACCATGGGCTGATTGCCGGGTCCGAGATCCCGATTGTTCCGGTCTATGGCAAGCGCTGGTTCGTTGACAGCATCGAGCGCTGCCAGGGGCATGTCAGGCTCGCCAAGGATGCCCAGCGGCTCAAGAACATGCAGCTGACCAAGTTGGGCGAGATCTCCGCTTACGGCACGATCCAGAAGCCCATCATGACGGCCGAGCAGGTGGCCGGTCACGAACTCATGTGGGCGGAAGATAACGTCAAACAGTATCCGTATCTCTTGGTTAACCCCGTGACGAATGCGGATGGAGCCGAGCAAGCGCAAGGCCCGCTTGACTACACGCGGGCGCCGGAAATCCCGCCCGCCATGGCGGCGCTCTTGCAGATTACCGATGGCGACATCAAAGAACTGCTCGGTAACCAGCAGGCCGGCGAGCAGTTGCAGCCCAACATGTCCGGCAAAGCCGTTGAGCTGATCCAGAACAAGCTGGACATGCAGACCTTTATTTATATGAGCAATTTCGCCAAGGCCGTGAAGCGCTGCGGCGAAATCTGGCTGTCCATGGCGCGGGAGATCTACGTCGAGCCGAACCGCAAGATGAAGGGCCTGGGCAAGACGGGCGAGCCGCGATCGATTGAGCTGGTCAAGCCGATGCTCAACAAGGAAACCAGCGCGATCGAATACCAGAACGATCTGACGCAGGCCAAGTTCGACGTGACGGTGGACGTGGGCCCGAACTCCTCGAGCAAGCGCGCCGCGGTTGTCCGGGCGCTCACCGGCATGATGACCATCACGCAGGACCCCGAGACGCTGGCTATCCTAAGCAGCATGGCCATGATGAACATGGAAGGCGAGGGGCTTGGCGAGGTGCAGAACTATTTCCGCAAGCGCCTACTGAAGCAGGGCGTGCTGGAGCCGAACGAGGAAGAAGCCGCGGCGATGGCCGCCGAGCTGGAGGCCATGCAGGCCCAGCCCGACCCGCAAGCCGAGCTGGCCCAGAGCCTCGGGCTCGAGGCCCGCGCCAAGGCCGCCAAGGCCGAGGCCGACACGGAATATGCGCTTGCCCGCGCCGAAGAGACGCGCGCCAAGACCATCGAAATCCTCACGAACGTCAGCGACCAGGAGCGGGCAGCCGTTCTCGGCGCGGCGCAGGAGATACGGCAGGCCAGCCAGCCGGTTCCAATGGCTGAGACACGAGGTATGCAATGATAGACGAACAGACGCCTGAGCCAGAGACCGAGGCGGTCGAGGCTGCTACCCCGGACAGCGAGACGCAGCCGGAAGCAGAACAGGAAGAGCTGGTTGTCAGTATTGCTGGCGAAGAGCCCGAACCACAAGCCGAAGCGCCGACGGGCGCCCCGGAATGGGTGAAGGAACTGCGCCGGAAGAACCGGGAACTTGAAAAACGCGTCCGTCAGCTGGACCGCGAACGCCAGACCGAGGCACCGCGGGGTGAGACAGTCACCGCCCCGCCAAAGAAGCCGACGCTGGCTGACGTGGATTACGACACGGAAGCGTATGACAAGCGCCTTGATGAATGGTATAAAGCCAAAGCCGCGCATGAGCGCGAGGCGGAATTGAGGAGGCAGGCTGAACAGGAAGCCCAGAGCCAGTGGCAGGCGAAGCTCGCCGGTTACACCACTGAGAAGGCGACCCTGAAAGCCCGTGACTTCGAGGACGCAGAAGCTGTTGTGGCCGACACCCTGTCGGTGGCGCAACAGGGAATGATATTGGCCGGCGCTGAAAAGCCCGCGCTCCTGATCTACGCACTCGGGCGCAACCCGAAGAAGGCTGCCGAGCTGGCGGCGATTAAAGACCCGGTGCAATTCGCTTTCGCGGTTGCGCGCCTGGAGGGCAACTTGAAAGTTCAACAACGCAAACCATCGGCTGCGCCGGAGCAGATCGTCAGCGGAAATGCTGCGAAGTCCGGAGCTGTCGATAATCAATTGGATCGGCTTCGCGCTGAAGCTGAACGCACGGGCGACTATTCAAAAGTCATGGCCTATCGGCGTCAGTTGAAGCGGCGGGCCTAGGGTAAGAGCAATGGCTTCCCAGAGCTCGTCTGCGTACATGAAAGAGTGGCGCAGGCGTAAAATGCAGGAAGACCCGGAGTTCTTGGAGCGGGAACGCGCCAAGGCACGGGAAAGATCGCGCGCCAAATGGGAAGCTATGCGTAACGATCCTGAGTATATTGAGAAGGAGCGCGCTCGTAAGCGTGAACTGCAAGCGAGAAGGCGCGCCGACCCTGAAAAGAATGCTCGTATTATTGAGCAACGCAAAAGGGTTCAGGCAACTCCTGAATATAAAAAGGCTCAAAAACAAAGGCTAAAGAAATGGAAGGCTCAAAAGGCTGCCCATGTTCAAAGCTATCAAAGGCAATGGCGCGAAAAGAACGTTGACGCAGTCAGAGCTTATAATGCTGAGTACATGAAAGGTTATGCTCAAACGGAAGGCTACCTTGTGAGCCGCACAAAACGACGCTTCAAGACCTACAATATTACCGCATTCGATTTTAACGCGATGTGGGAAAGTCAGAATGGCTGTTGCGCCATCTGTCAGATAAAGTTGCAGCCGCGAGGAAGATCCAAAAACTCCGCGGCGATCGATCACAACCACAAAACGAGAGAAATGCGCGGTATCCTCTGCCGGGGTTGTAATCACGGGATCGGAATGCTTGGAGACAATCCATCAACATTAATCGCAGCCGCAGAATACCTTATGAAAAAAGGTTATTACGGCGAAAATCAAAAAACTGGAGTAATATCAAATGGTTAACGCGTTTAGCCGCGAAGAGAGGGTGGCCTTCGAGGATATTCTTGAAGGATTTCAAGACGCTCTCGTAATGTCCCGCAACGTCTCGCTGTATCAGACCGATCAGCAAATGATGGAGCGCACGAACAACATCATCTGGCGCCCCCAGCCCTACATCATGGTCTCATACACCGGCACCGACATGACGTCGAACTTCAAGGACCGCACGCAGCTCGCGGTGCCTGCCACGATAGGCTTTAACAAGTCGGTTCCTTGGGCCATGACGGCGACAGAACTGCGTGACGCCCTGCAGGAAGGCCGCCTGGCTGACGGCGCCCGTCAGAAGCTGGCGTCAGACATCAATGTCGCTATCATGAACGTCGCCTCGGCGCAGGGCTCGCTGGTTGTTCCGATCTCGGCTGCGCCGGGCAAGTACGACCACATCGCCCTTGCCGACACGATCATGAACGAACAGGGCGTGCCGTCCAATGACCGCTATTTCGCGCTCTCGAGCCGCGATTATAACGGCCTTGCGGCTGACCTCTCGGGCATCTCGCGTTCGTTTGGCAACCCGAAGTCGGATCGCGCTTATGAGCGGTCTTATGTCGGACCCGTTGCCGGGTTCGAGACTTACAAGATGGATTACGCCAACCGCATTCTCGCGGCCGCCGGCGGCGCCATCACGATCTCGACCGAGGACGCTGGCCTTAACTATTACAACCCGGTCGCCACTTCGACGGCCGGAACGGGCGAAGTCAGCAACGTTGACAACCGCTTCCAGACGGTGACGGTCTCTTCCTCCGCCAACGTCGTTGCCGGCGATTGCTTTACAATCGCGAACGTGTTCGCCGTCCACCACATCACCAAAGTCAACACCGGGCAGCTCAAGACTTTCCGCGTTGTCTCGGTGCCGGCTGGCGGAACCACGCTCGTCATTACCCCGCCGATCATCTCCAACCAGGTGGCCAACGATGCTGCGGCCCAGTACCAGAACGTCGCTGTTACGGCCAAGTCCGCAACGGCCACGATCACCTGGCTCAACATCGACCCGACGCAGATTAACTGCTTCTGGCAGAAAGACGCTCTGGAAATCCTTCCGGGCCGCTATGCGGTGCCGAACGATGCTGGCGCGGCTGTCATGCGGGCGACGACAGATCAGGGCATTGAGCTGGTCATGACCAAACAATATGACATCAAGACGATGAAGACTTTCTATCGTCTCGATACGCTGTTCGGCGTGGTGAACAAGAACCCCGAAATGTCGGGCGTCCTCCTGTTCAACCAGGTCACTTAATGAGAGATAGCCCGGTCCTTCGGGGCCGGGCTTATCCTTTTGGAGAATAAGAGATGCCCCAACAGCTTACAGTTTACCCATACGGAGAGGATCTTGTAACGCTCGCCGCCAATGGCAGCCTTACGCTTTCCACCACTGGCGAGGGCTTTTACAAAGTCTATCGCCAGGTCGGCTATCCCAACTACCCCAACACCTGGTCACTGATCGCTCAGGGCGATGCTACTGCATCCGCCACTGTCGGTCCTTATTCCGGCGGTGCGGAACTCCGCATCGAGGCCGGGTCTGACCCTGTCTATTACTCGGCAGGCACCGGCATTGCAGCCTCGGGTGCTGCGGCTCCCATCGTGGCGCCGTTCTTCCCGCCGGCTCAGGTTGGCGTTGTCGCTGAGTACTTCAACGACTTCTTCAGCGCGCAGGGCCTGTCTACGGACTGCACCGATACCATCGATTGGGATTTCACGATCCTTGAAGCTGGCGGCGGTGACGCTGCCTGCGCGCTGATCGATGGCGTTGGCGGTCAGGTGAAGTTCACGAATGACGGCAACGATAACGACCGCATCGTCGTCTCCAAGATCGGCGAAGCGTTCAAGTTCACGGCAGGCAAGAAGCTCTGGTTCCGTTCGCGGTTCCTTGTTTCCGATGCTGACGATGTGGACGCTTTCGTCGGCCTTGTCATCAAGACGGCCACCGACCCGGCCGGCACGGCTCCGACAGATGGAACCTGGTTCCAGCTGACCGAGGGCTCGGCAACGCTGACCCTGAAAGTGTCGAAGAACAGCACGGCGACATCGACCAATGTTGGCACTGTCTCGGATGATACCTTCCTCGACGTGGCCTACTATTACGATGGCGTGTCGGGCATCGACATCTATCTGAACGGCACCTATGTCGCGACATCTGCCACGACGAACCTGTGCGATGACGAAGAACTGGCCGTCTTCATGGCGATCCAGAATGGCGCTGCCGGGAATGATTACCTGACGGTTGACTACATATACGCCGCTCAGGAGCGGTAAGCTAACGGGGCGGGTCACAAGCCCGCCCCAACACTTTTGGAGAGAGACATGCCACTGAAAAAGGGTTACTCGCAGAAGACGGTGTCTTCCAACATTTCGCGCGAGATGAAAGCCGGCAAGCCGCAGAAGCAGGCGATCGCCATTGCGATGAACACAGCTCGCGAAGCAGCCATGAAGGCCGGCAAGCCTGGCAAGGCGCCTGCAAGGAAGAAGTAATGGTCCGGGTTCCTACCATCGTCTATCGCGCGGGCGGGAAGGACAAACACTTCTCGAAGTGGGGGCCTTGGTCATCCAAGGGCGTCAATACGCTCGAGGAGTACAACAAAGCCCTTGCCGATGGCTGGCATCCTACGCAGGCGGAAGCGTTCGGGCTGGTGGAGAAGCCCCAGCCGGCCCGCGTGCTGGCGGCGGTGGAAGAGGGCGAGACATTTGCCGATGAGGCTCCGCCAACCCGCGAGGAAATGATTGCCAAAGCGGGCGAATTAGGCATGTCAATAGACAAGCGCTGGTCAGACAAAACACTGGCGGCCAAGATACTGGAGGCGATGCGGTGAGCTGGACGAAGCGGGAAGTCGTCACCAATGCCTTCGAGGAGATCGGGCTGGCGAACTATGTTTTTGACCTGCAGCCCGAACAGCTACAAGCCGGACTGAGGCGGCTCGACAATATGATGGCGACCTGGAACAGTCGTGGCCTGCGCCTTGGCTATCCGCTTCCCGACAGCCCCGGCGGATCTGACCTGGACCAGGAAACCGGCGTCACGGACGAAGCAATCGAAGCAATGGTCTCCGGACTGGCTGTCCGGCTGGCGCCGCTGTTCGGCAAGTCAGTCTCGCCGGACACCAAGGTAACAGCCCGCTCGGCTTACATGGCGCTTCTGAACCGCCGCACAAACACCCTCGAGAAGCGCATTGACGTCAACGCCATTCCGGCCGGTCAGGGCGGCAAGTACTGGCGCTTTAACTCTGATCCCTTCTTGGCGCAGGGCGATCGCGGCCTTACAACCGGCCCTGATGACATCATCAATCTGGAGAGCTGACCCGTGGCGGATATCAACCAGTTAAGCGCCGTCGATACCCTGAACGCGGGCGATCTGCTCCCGATCTGGAAGACCAACAATGGCGACACGCGCAAGGCCGCTATCAGCGTCCTGCAAGCCTACATGCAGAACAATCTCACTTTCCCGAGCGTTGCGGCCGGTGTTAGCCAGTTCGTGCCGCAATACGCCTCGCCCGTCGCCACGGGTTTTACCGTCACCCTGACCAGCAACAGCGAAAACCGCTGGCTGATCCTGACCCCGCTGGCCGGGTATGCGGCGGGGACGATTGTCTTTCCGGCGCTCGCCAATGTGGTGGATAACCAGGAAATACTGATTGTCTCAACGCAGGCTATCGCCGCGCTGACCATTAATGGCAATGGCGCAACCGTTATCGGAGCTCCTGCTTACGTATCGGCCAATGGGGGCTTCCGGTTCAAGTTCAATGCGCTGGGCGGCATCTGGTATCGCCTGGATGAGGATCTTGATCCTGACCTTGCCGCGCTGGCCGGCGTGTCGTCGTCTGGCCTGCTAGCCCGCACGGGCGCGGGCACGGCTGCGGCGCGGACGGTGACGGGCTCCACGGGGCTGACAGTGACGAATGGCGATGGCGTCTCCGGCAACCCGACGCTCACGCTGGACGCCACGCTTGCCGGCATCTCGGCTGTCACAACCGCATCTGACCAGCTGGTCTACTCGACCGGGGTGGACACGTTCGCCACAACCAGCTTCACCGCTGCGGGCAGGGCGCTGGTGGATGACGCTTCAGCCGCGGCGCAGCGGACAACGCTGGGCGTGGGGACGGGGGATAGCCCCAGCTTCACGGCGGTTGTTGCCGAAGGCACCAACGGGCAGAAAAGTACTTACGGTATCGCCACGCAGAGCATTGCCGTCACTGGCGCGACCGCGGTTGCAACGGGCATTATCCCGGCCAACTGCCTCCTGCTTGGCGTCACAACTCGTATCACGACCGATATTGTCATCGGTGGCGGTGGGGTGAATTTCGACATTGGCAACGGCACGGACGCCGATGCTTTTGCAAACAACATTACCGCCCTGACGGCTAACAGCACCACCAACATTGCCCAGCATACGATTACGACGCCGGCTTATTACGGAGCGGCTGCTAACGTTGTGCTGACGCCCGACGCCGGGACGTTCTCAAGCGGGCAGATACGCATCAGCGCGCATTACATTTCACTGACCGCGCCGACGAGCTAAGGGGCTGATGATGGAACAGGTCGAAGCAATACTTGCCAGCTGGGACGGTCTGAGGATCGAGAACAATGGCTCTTACTGGCTGATCGCCGGCAGCTATCAGGGCCAGGCCCATGCCGGCACACGCGCCGATCCGATCAGCCTGGCGCATGACCTTGCGCGGATCGCCGGCAGCCCGGTTCCTGTGGTTGAGCCTGAGCCTGTCCCGGAGCCCGAGCCCGCGCCAGCTCCCGTCACTTCCGAAGCTGACATGCTTCGCCAGCGCATCGCCCAGCTTGAGGAGCTGGTCCGCCAGCTGACCCCGGCGCCGGCCTCCGACCCGTCCATGCCGCCGCCCGAGGTGATGGCGGAAGCCCATCCGGATGAAGGATTGGCTGAACTTAAAGCCAGGCTGCTTTCCGAGTTCGCCAGCCTGCGGAATATGCTGGTTGGTCACATACCTATGAACGAGCCGCAGCTTCTGCGCCTGCAAGCGCTGGAGCATCCCAAATTTCAAACCTGGTTGCAGGGGTAATCAATGGAACTCGACCGCACATTTAACCCGCGTTACGGTTCCGGCCAGACGCTATCCGTTACCGCGACCAGCCAATCCGTCACGTTCGGAAAGAACAACTGGGCTATCACGCTGACGAACCTTGGCTCAAACGTGGCTTACGTCCGCGTTGGTTCGGGAACTCAGACAGCTGTCGTGGCGGATTACCCCGTGCTGCCCCTGACGCAGGTCAGCATCAGCAAGAATTACGACGACGACACGCTCGCCGCTGTATGCGCCGCAACGCAGACAACCACGCTCCACATCATACCGGGCGAGGGCATCTAGGGTGCTTGCCAGATCCCGCAGTCGCTTCAGGGGCCGGGCGCAGCCTAATCCGTGGCTGGATACGGCAGCCTTTTACGGCGCGACCGACGCCTGGGATTTTACCTCCGACCAGTATATTCGCGCCGGTTTGATTGCTCCATCCGGCCTCACCGTCACTCGCGCATCGAGCGGGTATGCCCAGCGCGAAGATGGCATTTGGGTCAACTTCGGATCTGGCGTCCTAAGACGGACGGATAAAGGCGCACTGATTGAAACCGCACGCACGAACCGCGCTCTTTACAGCCGCGACCTGACGCAGGCGGCGTGGACCGCAACCAACGTCACCGTGGCGCGCAACCAAATCGGCATTGACGGCACGGCTAACAGCGCCTGCAGTCTCACAGCGACAGCGGGCAACGGGACCGTCCTTCAGGCTGTGACACACGCCAGCACGGCGCGTTACTTTTCGGTGTGGATCAAACGCATCACCGGCACCGGCACGGTCGAGGTCACGCTTGACAACGGTTCAACCTGGACCGGCGTAACGGTCACGTCAGCCTATACGCGCGTCGGCGCAACGCAGACATTGGCTGATCCGACTGTTGGCGTGCGACTTGTTACGAGTGGCGATGCCGTTGCGGTGGACTTCGCCCAACTGGAGGATGGCGGCGCTCCTACATCTCCAATTTTGACAGAAGGCGCTGACGCCACGCGCCTAGCAGAAGTGGTTACAGCAACACTGGTGTCAGGTGATTATCCGCAAACGCTTTACGGCGAGTGGTTTCAGCCCGTAAATCCAGCGGTCACTGGCATTGTGATGCAGTTAGACAACGGATCGTCTACGGATCGCGTCCAGCTTGCTGTTTCCTCTCTGCCAGCCTGGCAGCAGATAACAGTCAGCGGCGGGTCAACGCAGGCTCTCACGCAGGAAGGAACGCCTGTTTATGGCCAAGTGTGCAAGATGGCCGTGCGCGTCGCCACGGATGATGTTCGCATGGCCGTAAACGGCACGCTTTACACCGCAGACACATTGGTGACTGTGCCTGTTGGTACAACCACTCTGCGCTTTGGCACGCAACACACAAGCGTCTTTCAACTGCAAGGGTATATCCGTGCAGTCGCTCGTTTGCCCTTGGTGTTGACCGACGCGCAATTGCAAGCTGTTACAGGTGTTTGATGAGCAAAGCCTTAAACAATGTTCGCAAACTTAACGCCATCATCTACGCCAGCGATTACGGCGCGAAAGCTGACGGCGTAACCAACGACGCTACAGCACTTCAGGCGGCGATAACGGCGACGGTTGCGACGGGCGGCCTGCTGATGCTGAACCCCGGCACGTATGAGCTAGGCACGGCATCCCTGAACGTCACCGGGAGCTGTCAGATCGAGGGCATCGGCGCAACGCTGCGCCGGTCGGCCGACGCCAGCCTGCCGTTGCTCAACGTCACCGGCAGCAACGTCTCAATAACGGATATCGCTATTGTATCCACATTCGCGGGCGCTCCAGCCGTGAGCGTGAACAACTGCGCGCTGATGTATGCCGGCGGGACGAATGTCCATGCCGAAAACGTCACGGTTACGGGTCGGTTCTACATCGGCATTTGCATGCAGTCGGTGGTTGACAGCACGATAACAGATTGCCGCGTCAAAGGCGTCCGCAATCGGGCTTATTACCTGTATCTCGACTGGTCTGACGTTTCGATTTCGGACTGTTTTGCTGACGGAGCCGAGACCGGCGGCACGCCGTATTGCGATTATGGGTTTAACCTCAATCCGGGCGGTCTGTTTGTGCCGTCGCGCACAAACATTACCGGCTGCACGGCAACAAACATGACAAGCCAGGGCTTTGCGGTGAGCGAGCGGGCAATCTATACGAACATCGCCAATTGCAACGCGCAGAACGTGACGGGCGGGCCGGGGTTCCTCGTGCAGCGTGCGAACGGCTTCGACCAGACCGACACGAACATTTCGAACTGTCAGGCTATTTCGTGCCAAATCGGTTTTTATGTGACCGAATGCGTTTTCGTGAACTTCACCGGCTGCATTGCACTCCTAAGCACGACGGACGGCATATTCATCTCTGACAGTGAATATATCGGCATCGCGAACTGCGTTTCGCGCGACAACGCGACAAACGGAATATCACTGGTCGCATCTACGGCAAACTCAGTTGCGCGCGTTACGATCATCGGAAATCGCTGCACAACGAACGGCGGGACGGGCATCGTGTCAAACGCAAATTGTTATGGACTAGCGGTGAGCGCAAACATCGCGCTGGCAAACACCACAACGCAGATCAATATTCTCGGCACCGCCAATCAGGTCGGCAACGGCGCAAACATAGTTGTCTGATGCAAATCCCCATCCTCTCGGGCGCCTACAGTGACGGCAACGCGGATTTCCGCGTCAGCTACCCCGTCAACATGGTTCCCGTGGCCCAGCCGCAGGGGATCAGCTCGGGTTACTTAAGGCCGGCGGATGGGATCGTGCAGCAGGGAACAGGCCCCGGCCTGGATCGCGGCGGCATTGAGTGGAATAACATTCTTTACCGCGTCATGGGCACAAGCCTGGTTAGCATCAGCGCCACGGGCGTGGTGACGACACTGGGCACGATACCCGGAACGGATCGGGTCATAATGGTTTACTCGTTCGACTATCTGGCGATCGCCGGGGACGGGAAGCTGTATCTGTATGACGGAACAACGCTTACGCAGGTAACCGACCCTGACCTCGGGACCGTGGTGGATGTGGTGTGGGTGGACGGTTACTTCATGACGACCGATGGCGAGTTTCTCGTCATCACCGAGCTGAACAATCCGTTCGCTGTTGACCCGCTCAAATACGGCTCATCAGAGATCGACCCCGACCCGGTGGTGGGGCTTATCAAGCTGCGTAATGAAGTTTACGCGGTCAACCGCCACACGATCGAAGTCTTTCAGAACGTAGGCACGACCGGCTTTCCCTTCGAGCGCATCACGGGCGCTCAGATCACGCGGGGGTCTGTTGGCGTCAACGCCAACTGCGCCTTTATCGACCAGATCGCCTTCATCGGCGGGGGCATGGGCGAGGGGATAGCTGTCTGGCTGGGGATCAACGGAAATAGCGTCAAGATCAGCACGCGAGAGATTGACATTCTTTTGGCTGACTACACCGAAGCGCAGCTGGCGCTGGCGTTCATGGAGACCCGCACGGATCGCGATCATCGCCAGCTTCTGATACACCTGCCGGACAAGACCCTTGTCTATGACGCTGTGACAACCGCAGCGCTTGGGCAGCCGGTGTGGTATGTCCTCAGCACAAGCCTGGGCGGCGTTGGCCAATACCGTTCCAGCAAGCTGGTTTACGCCTATGGGCGGTGGAACACGTGCGACACGCAGACGAACCGGATTGGCTATCTGGTTGACAATATCTCGACCCACTGGGGCGAGAAGGTCGGCTGGAGCTTCGCCACGCAGATTATTTACAATGAGGGGCGCGGCGTCATTGTCCATGACCTCGAGCTGGTGGCGCTGACGGGCCGGGTTGCGTTAGGCGAGGACCCGACCATCTCCACGCAATACAGCGACGATGGCGTGACCTACAGTCAGCGCAAGTTCATCAGGGCCGGCAAGATAGGAGACCGGGCCAAGCGCCTGCTATGGATGCAGCAGGGAGCCCTTCGGAATTGGAGGGTTCAGCGCTTTACGGGCGACAGCGATGCTTTCCTGAGCTTTGCCCGTCTGGAGGCGCGGCTTGAGCCGCTGGCCTGGTGATGGCAGATCCGAAGCCCTTAACGCGCAACCAGATCGCCGCCTTCGTCGGCGATGACCCCGAGGCGATACGGGCGATTGAGAGGCTGTTCCGGGTTGCGGGTGAGCTGACGCCATCTGACATAGCAACGTTAAGCGCATCCATTGAGGCCAATACGCTGGCGCTGGGTGCAGCTCAGGATCAGGCAGAGGTACTGGCCGCCATCGCCAGGGAGCTGGGCCAGCGAGTTGTGCAGGCTGACACCGCAACCGCCTTGGCGCAGTCGGCGCTTGCCAGCCTTTCAAAGCTCGGGGACGTGGTGGATCTGCTGGCGCTGGCGCCGCCGCGTGACCCGCCGAGGAGGCTGTCTTACGGGTCCTTTTACGACCTGAACACGCAAAACGCGGCCGTCATCAATACTGAATACACGGTCAGTTTCTCGAATATGGACCTGAGTTTCGGGGTCTATCTGGCCGGCAGCCCGGCCACGCGGATTACGGTTGACCAGGCGGGCGTATACAATTTTCAGCATTCCATTCAGCTTGACAAAACGACCGGCGGCAAGGGGTTGTTTTATCTGTGGTACGCCAAGAACGGAATAACCGTGGCCGAAAGCGCAACGCGGTTGAGGCTGGAAGGAAATAACTCAGAAAACGTCGCTGCATGGAACTTTATATTTAATCTTAAATCCGGCGATTACATTGAGTACAAGTGGAGCGTTGATGATACGGGCGTGCAAATCAAAAGCTTCGCGACGGCCGCCCCGGCTCCTGCTACGCCTAGCGCAATCGTCACCGTCACTAACAATATCAAGGGTTAAGCCATGGCCGTGATTGCTAAAGT